GGCCAGAAAAGCCACGCGTTGGCCGCTTTTGCGGGCTTCTGGTGTAAGGCTGTCCAGCCAGGCGCATGCTTCGCCTTCGTTCTTGACGGCGGCGGGCTTCAGATAGAAACTTATTCTTCTGGTTGGTGTCGTCATTGGTTTACTCCTTGTTCATTGCGTACAGCCCATTAACCAGAGCAAATTGTGGCACCCCGTCCGCGATGAAAGTCGCATTAACTCCGCAGGCTTCGCGGATAGCGGGTGCCACAATCTCCGCCCCTCCACCGACAACCATCACCCGCCCGTAACCCGAAAAACCCGCCAGCGCGCGGATCACGCGTTGTTTCAGTGTTTCTTCCTTTTCACGAATAACCGCCATCAGGCTGGCGTAATGCGCGTCATTGTGGATGTGCTGGCGCAGCCAGGCTTCATCATGGCGATGTTCGATAATGGTATTGGCGATGTGGTGACTGGTACGCATACCGTTAGTGGCCATCACCGACAGTACGGCATCAGCCATCAGAGAAACGCCTACGTGTGGATCGCAAAACACCTGGCTGATACCTGCCAGTTGTCCCTGAACCTTTGCCACATCCAGCGTGGTTCCGCCCAAATCCACAATCAGCAGGGATTCAAACGGACTCATGTCAGCCAGTGCTTTAAAGCCAGCCGGAATGGATTCAGGCATAACCCGTACGTTACGGATAGTGAATGCTTTTCCGTTCTGGTACGCCACCGGGCGCATGACGTTTGCTTTTTTGCGGTTGATGTTGGCCATGTCCGGCTGTGCGTTTGTGTCGAAATATTCGCTCAGTGGCAGGGTGACAACCACATCCACTTCCTGTGGTGTGATGCCTGATTTGACCAGCGCGTGATGAATGGCAATGACATTCACATCGCTGTACTGGTATTGCGTGTCGGTCGTCTGGACAAAGCGATCGCTGACCGGATCAAAACCATAGCGCACGCCATCAAGCATGTAGTTCGCGGGCTGCGTGCCACCGAACGGCGCAGACCATTCCGACTTGAAGCTGTTCGGGCTGATGGCGTTGCGGCGTTCGCCGTTCTCAGTCCATGCCAGCTTGATGTTGGTGGAGCCGTCATCGATACAAATTTTCATGTCGCTTTTCCTTATGTTGATTAATTAATCGTTTACGGGATTCTGAAATCCCGTTTTTGCCTGTTTTATGCGCGCTTCATATATCGCGGTGTGTTTTTTGCTCATTTACGGGATTTGTGAATCCCGTTTCTGTCTGTTTTTGTTTACACTGGTCAGGCCACCCCGCAGCAGGTCTGCTTTGCGGCGGGCGCGTTCAGTGGTTTCACTGATTCTCTGTGCGTGCTCTGCGTCGCGGATGGCGCGCAGCATGTCAGAAAGCACGGTAACGGGTGTTTTCATGGTGTTCTGGTCTTGCTGAAGTGTGGATGCCAGGCGTGCGGCGGCTTCGGGGTCTGATGCCCCCAGCTGTTCCAGATAGCTGGCGACCGGGTTATGGCGGATCTCCGTGCTGCTTACGCCGTGGTTACGGCTCAGGCGCTGCCAGAGCTGCGTGATCCGGCTGTCCGGTCGGGTATTCGGTTTGCGTACAATTTCAAATCCCTGCGGTGCAATGATGCTGCCGTCAACGTACAGACTGCCGCCCCGTAACAGGTGCTGCATCTGCTGTTCACCGATATGCAGGCCGAGAGATTCAGCAGACTCCCGCCATTCTTTAGCGAGTAATTCGTGGTTATCAGGCAAAGGCCGCTGCTGTTTGCGGCTCTGTGTCCAGCTCTGCATTTCATCACTGCTGTTTTTTGCCTGTTTGTCACGAAGAGAACGCATCAGCGCCCGGCGTTCGTGCCGTTTCAGTGAGCGCATCCATTCGTTCACTTCAACGCCGTCAGGGAGCTGCGGCCACGGTGCTGGCCGTTCTTCCGGCTGTTCTGTCCCGTTGTTGTCCGTTTCCTGTACACGGGGACAGTTATTGCCACGAGTCCAAGGGGCGGCAGGGCCGCCCTGAAGGTCAAAACCATTTTCGCGGGTGCTGTCTTCCGCTTCCGGTTTGCGTCTTACCAGCTTCCAGTTATCCGGATGCGTGCACACACGGGAGGATTCCCCGATGAGTGGTGACCAGATCCCATAAATCTGTACGCTCTGTTCGCCGTAATCGTTCAGCTCTTCTGCGAGGTCGTAGGCGGTGCGAATCAGGTAGTCTTTGCGTGGAACAAGTACGCCACCCTGTTTTTCAATGTAGGAGGCAAAACACCCGGCATCAGCGGCAGCGAGTACCGCATCCATTGCGTCATCCTTCAGCCGTTGCGGGCCTTCCGGGTTGCGTGCCATCTGGCTGGCAAGGCGGCGTAGTTCACGCCACACCTGACGGGAGGGGATGCCAAAGAACTGGAACTGGCGGACCCGATGAAGGCGCGCCCAGCCGATGGCGCGCTCCACGCTCTCGGCCATTGATTTTCCGGTTTCGTGGTCAACGCGTGGTTTGCCCGTTTTCGGGTCGATTCCATCCACGGCGCGGCTGTCCAGGTTCTTTCCGATGTAGGTGGCGATGTAGCTGGTTGGCGTGCCTTTGGAGCCGTCGACGTACTCCGCCTTAAAGCGCGGAGTAATATCATCGCCCAGCTCGTGGCGATCTTCCTGAATGGCAATATCGCGGGTGTGGGACACAATGGTGTCGATTTCTTCCGGATGAGCAAAGACCATCATATGCCAGTGCACGGTGCCGTCATGGTGAGGCTCCACCGTGCGGATGCCATACCAGCGCAGGCCGTCGCGGTTCAGTTTCTTGCGGACCGCCGCAAAAAACGTGTTAACCAGGTAATCGCTGGAGTCGCGCATGGTGGCCCCGTTCCATTTGGGGTTCGGATGACCGTTCTCCGTTGTTGCGTGGTATTTTGACGGGCAGGTGACAGTCAGAAACACCGCTCTGTCGCCACGGGCTTCGGCCAGAAGTTCCAGTCCCTTCATGGTGGCCATCATTTCTGCCTTACGGTGAACCGGGTTACTTACTCCCGCGTAATACACTGTCTCGAGATCAATCGTGAACCCGTCTTCATTTTCCAGCATGAAACTTTTCAGGAAATCGCGTGTTTTCTCGCGCTGTGCGCGAAACTCGCTTAACGCGTCCTGGCTCAGATAGGGTGATGTTTTTCTGGAAACCAGACAGGCGGCGCGGAGTTGTTCTTCTCTCCACTCGCAACGTAACAGCCACAGTTTGCGTTTCCACCATTCCGCACAGGTCAGGCGAAGGATTGCGCCCGGCAGCAGCTCCGTGTCCGGTTCGTTCCTCCGGTCTTTGTCTGTTGTCAGTGCGTCATAATGTGGAGGCATGGCGTGCAGGTGTAACGCCATGCGGGCCAGCATCTGATACGCCTTCAGCGTTACATCCATGGTCAGTTCGCCATCAGTCGCGCCAAAGCCATCGCAGAGTTTTTCGAAGGTGCTGCTGAACATCGCCGCCGTCATGGTGCCCAGCGTCTGTATCTGGTGTTTGTTGAGCTGCGGCAGGTAAAGCAAATCGTCCAGGCGTTCGCGTCCGGCAAGGGAGCGATAACCCGGTGTCAGCCAGCGGTGATCGGTGCGGTCCAGACGTTCGAATATTTTGCGCAGGGTTCCGCGCGCGTAGCGTTCAGCCTGCCAGCTCTTTTTGCCTTTCTGGCGATCGGCTTCCTGTTTTTTGCGCAGGAAAGAGAGGTGGCGGCTCAGAGGTTCACGCAGATAAGCGGGAAGCATCTTCAGTGTGGCAAAAGCACGGGCCACCGGGTCTTGTTCTGTTGCCTGACGCTTACTGATGATGTTCTGTGCCAGCTTTTCACGCTGTCCGGCTTCCTCAAGGGATGCCATGAGTTTTTTACCCACGGTGGATTGTGCGAAAAAGGCTTCCTCCTTCGCTTCCTGTTCTTCCAGAGCCTTTTTGTCTGCCTCAAGGTAGTAACGGATGGCGCGTTGCAGGTCGGTTTCAGTTTCCTGCCTGTGCTCCGTAAATCTGGCCGGATCAATGGCTGGTCGTGGTTCATTCCAGCTCCATGCAAACTCACTCATGGCTGGTATCCCGTCACGCGCTGCCACTCCTGCAAGAAGATGGTGGAAAGGCGGTTAAATTCAGCGGTGTATTCACTCAGCGAGGCACACCCGCCAGCAGTGCGATGCGCCAGCATTGCCGCGAATACGGAGGCCGGGGAGTCGTAATACGCCAGCAGTGATTCGCCGTGTGGTGTCAGGCAGTGCAACGCCAGCCCGTGTGGTGTGAAGTCCACGCGGTAGCAGTCGTCTACTGTGAAATAAAGGGTGTCCGCATTCTCCGGTTTTGTAGTGCGTGCTCTGTTGTCACGACCACGGATGTAAAGATCAAATAATCCTTGGAGAACGGGAGCCAGACGGGTGTCCTGTGTGCGCACCCATCTTGTGAAGTCATGAGCGTCAATCATGCTGCAATTCTCTCTACTAAGGATGTGCGAAGGCTTCCTGCCAAAAAACTCAGAAGCGGTCGGTTACAGAAATTGGCGTTCTACGAGTAGTTATTGCTGGCTTGAGGTTCATTTCTGTTTAATTCCGTGCATGCTGTAGAAGAAATCAAAAGTGTTATCTATGCGTATCATGAGCTCACGCTGCATCGCTTCTGGTGTTTCTGGTTCACCTGGTGAGCCAACTCCCGCGAAGAAATCACCGATCTCGCTTTGAATAAGTGCCTTTAGCGTTGCTGAGGAATTCAGGTGTGTGCGGTGATGTCTGCGAGTGATTCTTCTCCTGCTCATTTACGTGAATCCTGTACCTGTCGGATAAGATTCACCCGCGCCACATTAGTGGCGCAGAAGTAAGTACCGTCAGTGAGATAGATGTGGTGTGCATCCTTTTCTGAGCGGTGTTTGTCGATTGTGGTAATCAGGCGTTCGTCGACTTCGTATTCACGTCCTCTGGAAGTGAAACGAACGACAGGAAAATGCTTAATTGCCATTACGCCTCCTGGGCGTGTGCGAATACCTCCGCGAATGCGGATTGTTTTTACATTTTCTTATTTAACCTAGGGTTTTTATTTGCGCTGTTATTCGCCAGTGAAAAAGCGTTCAATCTTTTTTACTGAATGAATAATTTGCATAATCCCAATGGCGCAGACCACCGAAATAATCAGAACAAGCCATGAGATAAATATACTCATGCAATATTCCCCAGCTTATACGGTTCAATATGCTCCCCGCATTCTGCGGCACAGATCAGCTCGGAAAGTTCGTTAAGTGCATCCAGATCATCAGCGTAAAAAGCCACGTCATACAGACTCCGGATTGCCCTGGTCAATGAGTCACGGGCTGCACGTTCAGCATGAGCACCTGATGCACTTAAGCGAAAATAAAAACGCTCAAGTGCTTTGTTAATGAGAGTTTTATATTCTTTGCCCATCGCAACGCCCTTTAATCTGCTTTCTGAATTTCAGCTTCTGAATCTATACAAATAATTTCGATATAGGGTTCATCGCCATTAATCTTACGTGCTTTTTCAGCTTCGCTAATGATTCCGTGTACAGTCTGGTACGGAAGTTCTACGGTCAGGCGCGTGCCGTTCAGATAAACGTAAGTAGCTGCATTTTTTTCTGATGGGACAACTCCATCAATAGCTGATGCGCGCAATAACAGTTCACCGCGAAAATCAATAAAACGGATAAATACACCTTGTGCATGCTCTTTGGTCATAACGCACCTGTTATAAATCAGTCTGTTTAATAAAACTTTGCCCGCGAAGCAGACGATCAACCGTGCGAAGTGCTTCGTACAATGTGAAATCCTGTCCAAACTGATTGTCGCCGTTGCTCAGAGCAAAAATGCGGTTTCCGGTAAATGGGTTGCGTTGGCATCTCTGAACCACGATTCCAGCTTTTTCAATCAGCCAGGTGTGTTCGCCAATTTGTTTTACTGTATGGCCATCTGGCGTTGCGTGCGTCTCGCTCAGGCTGTAGCGGATGTTGCTGCGTGATGCGCTGGTAGCGAAACGGTTAGCTTGGCGTTCCGTTTCGGTGCGAAAATTACGGCGTTGCTTCAGCATAAAATGACACCTCGTTATTTTGTCATCTGCACGTATTTCTCTGCGTTTCTGATGGTTTTCAGGAAAATTGCGAAGAGATTTACTGTACGTTTTGAGTTTTTTTCTTCTTGGTTGATGGGAAGGGCTGCTCTGTCAGCCTGCCTTTTCACTGCATTAACAGTTTGATTGGTACGCTTCGCGTAATCTTTCAGGCTTTCTTCGAGTACCGGTAATCCATGCTCATCGCGGTATGGGTAGAACGCCGCCAAACGCTCAAAATCCGCTTGCTCGTATGTGTTCAAGAGCTTTGTCATGATGTGATAACCTGTTCAGTCTGTGGTTATTTGTTGCTAAAAGTCGTCTATAGGCGACTTTTAGGGTTAATTTAGTCGTCTGGAGACCACCATGTCAAGTGGGTACGAAAAAAACTGAAAGAGATACGGAAAAGTGAAGGGTTAACTCAAGCTGAGTTTGCTGATGTTACTGGGATAAATCTCGGAACTATAAAGAATTATGAGAGCGGTAAAAGAGAGGTTGGTTTAAGCGTTGTTGATCGCGTAATTAATTCTAAGGATTTCGAAAAATACACTATATGGCTTATGACGGGAAAAACAAATGAGGCTGCTGGGCAGATCAGTCCCTCTCTCTCCCCTGATGGGCCAGAAAACACATCGTCTTCTCAAAAGCCCCGCAAGACTGGTACACAGCCCGGCTAATCATGGAACGCTGGGGGCATGGTGGTCTTGTAACGCTGGGGTTTCACGAATGAGCATAAAATCAATTCCGGGAGGGTATCTTCTTGACATGCGCCCGGAGGGGCGTAAAGGCAAACGCATTCGTAAAAAATTTAAAACGAAATCGGATGCAGTTTTATATGAGCGGTGGGTGCTGGCGCAACAGCATAACAATGAGTGGAAAGGAAACTCTATTGATCGCCGTCCTCTGTCAGTGCTTATTGACTTGTGGTGGAAATACCACGGCCAGCTAATGAAGTCAGGGCATAACACGCGCCTTAAATTGCTGCGCTTGAGTGAGGCAATGGATGACCCGTGCGTGCATAAACTTAATACAACGATGCTCACCGAGCTACGTGTGTCCAGGATAGAGCAGGGGATACAGCCCAGCACCATAAATCGAGAGATTGGGGCGTTAAGCGCGATGTTTACCGCACTCATCTCATCCGGCCATTTTCTTAATGATAACCCCGTTCAAGGCCTTAAAGGAATGAAGGTTAACGAGCGTGAAATGGGATATCTGAGTAAGTCTGAATGTGTTCAGTTGCTGGATGCACTGGCTGAAAATCCCGATGAACGGCTGGCTGTCGAAATCCTTCTGTCGACCGGGGCGCGATGGGGCGAGGTAGCGGCACTGGAGCAGCGCCGTGTTCTTCATTGTCGAATCACTTTTTCAAAAACGAAGAACAGCAAAAACCGTACCGTTCCTATTTCTGAAAGCCTGTTTGAAAAGATCAAAAAACGGGGCGGGAAACTGGTGTTTCCGACGCTGGATTATTCATTGGTTCGCGATGTCATCAAAACGGTCGCACCTGATGTTCCTGACGGCCAGGCTGTTCATGCGCTGCGCCACACCTTCGCCAGTCATTTCATGATGAACGGCGGCAATATTCTGACGCTCCAGAAAATTCTGGGGCACGCAAAGATTCAGACAACGATGATTTATGCCCATCTTGCGCCGGATTACCTGCAGGATGCGGTGAGGTTTAATCCACTAGGAGGTGCTTAAGAGTGAAGTTTCATTTAGATGAACTTAAAAGAATGGCAACGCTCGATAATTTTGCGCGTTTTCTCAATGAGTCGTCTACGAATGAAAAATGTTTGTCGTGTGGCGATACGGATATGTACATGTATTTGACGAATATTGTTGAGGTGGGGCCTGAGCCGAAAACTGCTGAGGAGTGTGATTTAGGCACTCTTGTTATGCTTGATTATATCGGTCCATTTACTGGGTATCCGGGATATGAGGGACATGATCGGGAAAATATCCATAACTATGAATTCCGACTTACCTGTAACAGATGTGGGTTTGTTCATCGTTACTCGGCCCGGGCCTTTATGAACTGGGTAGGCAAGCAGGGTGATGAGAAGTGATGGCAGAGAATGTTGCACATATTTCGCGGTTCAGAAAAAAGAAAGAGAATGCCTATAATGTATCCAACAACCAAGTAACAGGAAGTGGTAATGATGGAGGTGATGGCATGAATGACGACCTTGAACGGCGGGTCAGTTGCCTGGAAAGTGATGTGACTGAAATCAAAAACAACCTGATTACTCTCACCACAAGAAGCGAATCCTTTGCTACCAAATCTGATGTACTGGAGATTCGCGAAGGGTTGAGGCTTGAGATGGCAGAATCTCGCCAATCCCTGAAGTCTGAGATGGCTGATTTACGCCAGTCTCTGAAAGTTGAGATGGCTGAGCATCGTACTGAACTTCAGAAATCATTTGCAAATCAGACTTGGTTACTCACAGGTATTGTCCTGTCTGCGATGGCCGTGCTTGTGGCTGTGGTTACTGTTATTAAGTAAATTTATGGCGGCGATATGATCCACAAAGTGACCACATCCCTGTTATTTGTTGTGGTTGGCTGTGTTTTTGTGTGTCTGTAAGTCTTTGATAATTATCTAACTTATTGATTTTTACTTGTGTTTATGGCCGCTCTGCGGCCTTTTTTCTTTTCACTGTCGAAGAGTCACCGTAAAATCAACGCCATGACACTTCAGCAGAACGGATACC